GGCAATTGGAACCCCGCAATTTTACTAGCTAAAGTTTTCTTTTAGGTTCCACTTGTAAGTCATTGATTTATGGACCTTTCAATTACAGCTCTGTCTCAACTTACCGGAATGGATCGTCGCACCATCACCGAGCGCCTACGCGAGCTGCCGCACAAACCGGGACCGCGTAACGGGAAGCTATACAGCGGACGTGAAGCACTGCGCCTGCTCCGTGGCGAGGATGGCGAGCACTTGGACCCATCGCAGGAGAAGGCGCAGCTCGACCGCGAGCGCCGCCTGTTGGTGGAGATGGAGCGCCGGCAGAAGGAAGGCGAACTCATCCCCGCCTCACAAGTCGAAGCCGCTTGGACCGGCTATGTCGCCACCACGAAGTCTCGCCTCATGTCCCTACCGTCTAGGCTGGCCCCGGAGATGGTGCGAGCCAAGACGATCCGAGAGGCTGAGAAGGTCATAAAGGTAGCGGTCATAGAGTGCTTGGAGGAGCTTAGCGGCTCGCATGAGTGACCAACATCCGGCGCTGATCCGTATACTGACCGTTTCGGTTCGCGCCGCATGGCGACCGCCGCCGCAACTCACGGTTGATGAGTGGGCAGACCGTTTCCGCTACCTGAGCCCGGAGGCCAGTGCCGAGGCCGGACCCTGGCGGAATGCGCGAGCACCGTATCTGACACAGATCATGCGCCATCTCAGTCCCGCGCATCCGGCTGAGCGCATTGTGTGCAAAATGTCAAGTCAGACCGGCAAGACTGAGGCGATATTGAACTTCGTTGGGTACATCATCGACCTGGACCCTGGCCCGATCCTGGCCATTCAGCCGAACGTCACACCGATGGGCGAGGCGTTTTCAAAAGACCGGATCGCGCCCATGTTGCGCGACTCGCCGACCTTGGCAGAGAAGGTAGGCCAAGCCAAGGCACGGAACAGCGCGAGCACTATCACCCACAAGGTTTTCCCCGGCGGACACCTCACCATCGCTGGCGCAAACTCGCCCGCCGGCTTGGCGTCCCGCCCTATCCGCTATCTGGTGTGTGATGAGCTTGACCGCTGGGACATCACGAAAGAAGGTGACCCGTTGCTGCTGGCGAGGAAGCGCCTACAGACTTACCGGGCGAGACGCACGGCAAAGGAACTTATCGTGTCCTCACCGACTTACGCCGACCTTGGCGTGTGTGCCGAGTATGACCGATGCGAGCAGCACCATGAGTGGCACTTGGCGTGCCTCAAGTGCGGTCAAACTCAACTCCCGCGTCTGGAACACTTCACGCCTGATCCAATCACCTACACTTGCGAGCACTGCGGACACTCGCATGACCTGAGTGACGAGGATTTGGTGAAATCAACCGGGCAATGGGTGGAGGTCAAGAACGCTGGCGAATCAACCGTGGGATTTACCATGAACCAGTGGGCGTCCAACTTTGCTCGGTGGGACGATACCCTTGCCGAGTGGGTGCAGGCCGGCGACGATCCCGCCCGAAAGCAAGCCGTCACCAATACCGTGTTCGCCCTACCATGGGACGGTGAAGGCGAGAAGATCGAACCCTCGCTACTCAGCCAGCGTGCCGAAGACTACGGAGCCGACTGCCCAAGCGAAGTGCTGGCGATCACCCTTGGCGCGGACGTGCAGCAGGACCGCATCGAAGTGGAGGTCGTTGGCTGGGGTGCGAACCTTGAGAGCTGGTCGCTGGATTACCAAGTCATCCCGGGTGAGCCTACCGGGCGCGAAGCCTGGGATGACCTGCTCGACTTGTACCGGCAGACCTGGGAAACGCCGGATGGGCGATCCCTGCGGGCTTGCGCGATGGCTGTTGACTCAGGCGCGTACACGCAGCATGTCTACGAGTTCGTGAAGCGTGCCCGGGATCGGTGGGTGATACCGATCAAGGGTGCAGCGGGCATGGAGCGCGATGCCATAGCGGGTGACATCCGCCAGCAGAATCGACGAGCGGCCAAGCGGGCGATCAACGGCAAGCCACCCGAAATCCTTGGCGTAGACGCCATCAAGCGGACCATCTACCACCACCTTGCAGCCAGACCGGGCAAGGTCGGTTTCTGTCATTTCCCTATGGGTCGTGCCGAAGAGTATTACCTGCAACTGACCGGTGAGCGCCTGCAAGTCGTCAATCAGCGGGGACGCCGAGCGCAGCGCCGATGGGTGCCGATACACCCGCATGTAGAGGCGCTGGACTGCCGCGTGTACGCTTACGGGGCACTGCTGCTGTATGGACCTGACCGCGTGAAGAGAGCGCCTGAGAAAGTCACACAGACGACCAGCGAGCCACCACCGATGCCCATCAAGCGACCCAAGCCCGCTCGACGTAGTGGGTATGCTTCGTCCTGGCGGCGATGACCTTCGCCGAGCTGGCGGACATCATCACGGCACACGCAGGCGCGGACCTGGGGCGCAGGATCGCTGACGACATCTGCCGTCAGGCTGCTGGCGAGTCGGTGTATATTCCTGCTCGCCACCAACCCACCATCCAGCCCAATGACACGCCAGCCACGGTACAGCGCCGCTATGGTGTGAGCCGCAGGACCGCGTATAACTGGGTGAAACGCTGGAGGAAATAATGCCGCTACCCAAGCCCCGAGGACGTGAGAGCAAAGCCGAGTTCATCGCACGCTGTATGCGGAACCCGACTACGCAGGAGGAGTACCCACAAGCCCCGCAGCGGTACGCCGTCTGCGAAGCGTTGTGGGAAGGGAAACGAAAGGAACCCGAGAGGATTCCTTGACGGTTCAGCGGCGCGAGAAATAACGCGCCACTGCCTTACGAATCGCCGCCGAGCGGTTGCTGTCGATGGCGTTGAGCATGGACAGCGTGGATTCGTCTAGCATGACGGTTACTTTGCTCATGCTTTCGTCGTATAGGCGGGGGCGACCGCCTTTTTTCTTGGGCTTATCGGTCATTATCAATGTCCTGTGCTGCAAAGTGCGCATCTTCGACCAATTCCTGATCGGTGATGCCAAGCCGGGCTAGTGCTTCGCCATCTTCGAGAAGCGCCAGCATTTCAAGCGGCGTGTGAATGGCGGCCAAGTTGGTGATGGTGTCTTGTTGGGTCATTGTCGTGTCTCCGGGGTTGGTGCCGTCCGTGGCGTGTTTGTTATCGAAAATCAACGATGTTTTGCGCGGATTCTGCGGCCAGCTCCCAGAACTCGCACATTTGAAGGGCGTTATCACCCAGAGCGCCAAAGGTAGGTCCGTTTCCAGACATGCTCACGCTCGTTTCGCTAGCATTCAGCAATCCAGAATCTTTAGCTTCTTCGTCGAAGGTCTCAAACCGCGTTTTTGCTGCTTCTAATCGGCGCTCGTTTTCTGCCCCAAGCTCAAAGACTAGGGCGTCAATGCGCATACCTTCTGCTTCGTCACCGTCATGCCAAGCTAAATCGGCGTCGTCTTCAAGGCGTTTGATTTTTTGGTTGAGGATCATGTCGTGTCTCCGTCTGTGTTTTCGTTGGTGTGATTGTTATTATACGGATAAAACCGCCCGATGCAACCCCAATTAGTGCAATTTTCCCATTAAATTTGCACACGCCCCGCCATAAGATGCAGTTATGGCGAACCTCTTTGACACATCGACAGCCCGCGAGGGCGAGCCGACACAGGTCGTTCCGGGCGATTACATCGCCTGGAAGCGGTCTGATCTGGTCTTCGACTACCCGCCCGGCGAGTACAGCGCCGAGTATGTCGCTCGTATCTCGGGTGGTGGCGAAGATGAGATCAAGTTGGCGCAAGATGCGGGCACCACGTCTAGCTATTACCTGTTCGTTGCCGATTCCGCGACCTCCGCCGGCTTCTCGGTCGGGCTGTATCACTGGCAGCTTGAGATCACGAAGGTTGCTACCGGCGACCGGGTTGTGGTGGACATTGGCGACTTCCGCGCCCTGGCGGACCTTGACAGCAACCAAGCGGACCCCCGGAGCCACGCTCGCAAGATGGTCGATGCCATCGAAGCGATGCTTGAGGGCCGAGCGGATACCGAAGAGCTGGATGCGGTACAGAGCACCATTGGCGACCGCTCATTGACCCGTGGCGGACTGCTTGATATGCACCGGTACTACAGCCGCATCGTGGCGTCTGAGGATGCCCGCATCGCCCATCAGCAGGGCAAGACCCTGGCGGGCTTCGTGCGGAGTAGCTTCCGATGAAAGCGCGTCGTGCATGGGATGCCGGCAGGCCATCGAGCCTTATCAGTAACTGGCGCAGCAACTCCACGCCAATCGATGCCGACATTCGGCACGAAATTGAGGCTATCCGCACCCGCTGTCGGGACGCGGCACAGAACAATGACCATGCCCGGCAGTTCGTTAGGCTGGTGGAAACGAACGTGGTTGGATCGTCCGGTTTTAGCGTTCAGAGCCGCGCCCCTTTAGCCTCTGGCCGCCCTGACAGGCTGGCGATTGATGCGATTGAGGAAGCATGGCATCGGCAGTCCGAGCGCGGTCAGTGGGACGTGTCAGGCACGATGACCCGCGCCCAATTCGACCGGCTTGTGCTGCGCACGATGGCCATTGATGGCGAGTGCCTGATTCGCATTACCACTGGCTGGCCCCGCTCTGACTCGGCCTTCGCCGTCCAGATCATCGACGCGGCTACGCTGGACGAGACATACAACGCCGATCTGCCCGGCGGCGGCAGTATCCGCATGGGCATTGAGATGGACGAGTACCGCCGCCCCATTGCCTATCACTTGACCAAAGCACCGAGCGCCGTCAGCCGGACCTACAAGGTCCGTGAGCGCGTTCGTGTGCCGGCCTCCGAGATCATCCATCTGTACCTGCCCGAGTGGATCTGGCAAAGCCGTGGCATACCCTGGATGGCCGCAAGCCTAGTTCGTATGCAAATGCTGGGCGGATACGAGGATGCGGCTATCACCGCCGCCCGCTCGGCTGCCATCAAGTCTGCCGCCTATGTCCAGTCTCCCGATGTCCCGCCCGGCACCGGACCTGCTGGTGACGAGGACGAAATTACCGGCGCACTCAATCAGGTTTTGGAACCGGGCTTGGCTGAAATTCTGCCCTACGGCTGGGATCTGAAATCGCTTGACTGGAGCTGGCCGAACGTAGAGCACGGAGAGTTCACAAAAGGCTGTTTGCGCGGCATCGCTGCCGGTTTGGGCGTGTCATACAACATGTTGGCCACCGACCTTGAGGGCGTCAATTACAGCAGCCTCCGACAGGGCGCATTGGCCGAGCGCGATCTTTGGATGACCCTGCAAGATTGGTACATCTCCGCCGCCGTGCGACCGATTTTCGAGCGATGGCTGATGTACTCGGTTGGCCTAGGTCGCATCACCCGACCGTCTGGCCGTCCGCTTGATCCTGCCCGCGCCGACTCCCTGCGCCGTGCCACCATTCTCGGTCGGCGCTGGCCTTGGGTTGATCCCGTCAAAGACCTGCAGGCCGCCGAGCTGGCCATCAAGCTCCGCACCCGCTCCATCTCTGATGTGATCCGCGAGCAAGGGCGCGACCCTGATGACGTGTGGGCGGAGCTGGCTGCCGATCAGGAGCGCCTGCGGGACATGGGGCTGATGACTGACACCGATACCGATACTGACACCGGAGCGATACCTGATGTCGAAGATTGAAGAAATCCGAGAGGCGGCGCAGTCCCGCGAGATGTCGGCAGAGTGCCGTTTCCTGACCGTCGATGAAGAAACGAAAGCCGAGGAACTGGAACTGGCGTTTAGCTCCGAAACGCCCTACGAACGGTTCTGGGGCGTCGAAATTCTCGGGCATGGCGATGGCGAAGTAGATATGTCGCGGATGCTAAACAGCGCCCCTCTGCTTCTCGACCATGACAACAGCGTGCGGTCACAAATCGGCGTAGTCACTGATGCCCGCATCGGCTCCGACGGCGTAGCCCGTGCCCGCGTCCGACTATCCCGCCGCCCGGAAGTACAGGCCATTGCTGATGACATCCGTGACGGCATCCTGGGCAAAGTATCCGTGGGCTATCGCATCAACGCGCTGCGCCTAGAGGGCGAAGAAGACGGCATGGAAACCTACCGCGTTACGTCCTGGACCCCGCATGAAATTTCCCTTGTTGCTGTGCCTGCTGATGATCGTGTCGGCGTCGGGCGCAGTGACACTTTTACACCTCAACCGGAGGAACACACCATGTCTGCACCTGTAGACCAGGCACCTGTCGAGCAGGTGCAAGATGACGAGATCCGTGCAGAGGCTACCGAGCCGAAACCGGAAATCACGAACCCGGATCTTGACCAGATGTTGGCCGTGGGTCGCATCTTTGGCTGCGAAGACAAAGCACGAAAGATGGCGGCGCTGGGTCGCACACTGAAAGAACTGCAAGCCGACATCTACGAAGAGCAGAAAGCCGCCCTTCGTCCGGTGCCTGCTATCGCAGAAATGCCGATTATTGAGCAGCCGCGCCATGGCCGGAAACTGGTTGCTTTCCCGAACACGCCTGCGGGCGAGCGTGACGCCTACGCTGCTGGTATGTGGATTCGCGGCGCACTGCTCGGTGACCGCAACGCTCGCCAGTGGACCGAACAAAACTTGACCCGCGTCATGACTGGTGCATCCAGCGTCAAAGGCGGTGCCTTCATTCCCGATCCGCTGCTAAACCGCGTCATCGAGCTGCGCGAGGAATTCGGCGTTGCCCGGCGGCTGGCCGAGCAGGTCACCATGACTGCCGACACCCTTACGATTCCGCGCTACAAGTCTGGCACGACCGCCTACTTTGTCGGTGAAGAAGACGCCATCACCGCATCGGATGCGGCTTTCGATCAGGTTCAGTTGGTGGCCCGCAAAATGGCCACGCTGGTCCGCGTGTCCAATGACCTGCTGGAAGATAGCGTGATCGACCTTGCCGACTGGCTGGCAACCGACATCGCAAGGCAGTTCGCCGAGAAAGAAGACGCCTGTTTTTTTAACGGCGACGGAACCTCGACCTACGGCGGCATTGTTGGCGTGCGTAACGCGATCCTGGGCAAAGCCGGTGCGGTTGATGCGGCATCTGGCAACGACACTTTCCCGGAAATCGACGCGGCTGACTTCCTGAAAGTGATGTCTCAGCTTCCGCTGTACGCGCAAGGCAATGCCATGTGGGTCATGAGCCAAGCCGCTTTCGTGGACACCGTGCAGGCTTTCCAAGCCGCTGCTGGTGGTAACACCGTCGCCGACCTGGGTCGCGGGCCTGTCATGCAATATCAGGGTTACCCGGTGATGCTGTCGCAGTCCATGCCTGCCAGCCTGACCGCTGATTACAGCGACGTGGCCATGTTGCTGTTCGGTGACTTCCGCATGGGATCGCTGATGGGTACCCGCCGCGACATCCAGCTGATGGTCCTGGAGGAGCGTTTCTCCGAGTATGACCAGATCGGCATTCGTGCCACGCAGAGGTTTGACATCAACGTCCACGGTGTCGGCGATGCCAGCACCGTTGGCCCCATCACTGCGCTGATCGGCGAGTAAACCGACCGCCGGGCTCCGGCCCGGCTTTACCTTTTTGGAGATCAAGATGAGCAAGCAATTTGACAACTTCAAGATGGCGTCGGTTACCCCTCCCGCCGCCATTGTCGATAACGCATCTTTTACGACCGCCGAAGTCGATACTGCCGGCTGGGACATGGCACGGATCGTCGTCTATCTCGGTGCCACCGACATCGCCATGGCCGCGCTAAAGGTCACCGAGTCCAACACGTCGGCCTCTGGTCACGCGGACATTACCGGCGCGGTTTTCGGCACCTCTACCGACATCGACGGCTCGACCAGCGCACTGCCTACCGCCACCGATGACAACAAATTCTTCGTTGTTGATCTGGACCTGCGCGGTCGGAAGCGTTACCTCGACGTGGTGGCTACGGCTGGCGACGGCTCTACCGGCACTTACGCTGCTATCTGGTGTGAGCTGTACCGTGGCGACGCTATGCCGAGCAGCAAGACTGGTCACGGCGTCGGCGGCATGCTGCGCGTCTAACCTGATCTGCCCGGGCCATGCGCCCGGGCTTTAGGAGGCACCGATGGCCACCACGAATACCACGCTCACCACGACTTATACCAAGATCGCCGACAGCGGCGATGAGTTTTTGTTGAGCTTCCCGACGACCGGCACCGGCAAGGTCGATGTCGCTACCGCCGACACTGAATCCGCGCCAGCGTCTACCGTACTTGGACACCGCCTGACGACTGGCGACCACGAAGCAATTAACCGAGCTTTGATCGGCCCCGGTTATGTCTATGCCCGCGCCGTTGATGGCTCAATTTCTGTCGCACTCACTACCTGGACACCGTGATGATTGAGGAAGTCACCGACCTTTTCGATCAGCGCCTTGATAAAATCGAGACAAAGCTAGATCGACTCATTGAGGCGATTGCTGACATCAAAGTGATTGAAAGCCGACTGACTCAGCATAGTGAATCGCTGGCGCGTGCTTTCAAAAAGATCGAAGAGCACGACCGCGCTATCGATGAACTTCGCGAGCGCAATGCGGGCGCGGACAAATCGCTGGCTTTCGCTGAGCGATTTTTCTGGATGATCGCTACCGCCACCCTGGGCGTTGTGGTCTATTTCCTGCGGGATGCGGTCTGATGCTTTCCGAAGCCGCGCTGACATCAAGTGTGTATCTGACGACCGGGCAGCCGGCGACATATACGCCATCTGTCGGTGCTGCCGCATCGTTGACGGTTATACCTGAGTGGCAGTCCGCCAGCTTCGGTGAAATCGTCGAGCTTGCCCGGCAGGACGCGCCTACCTTCCGCGTGCGCCTGTCGCAACTCGCTGATCCGGCTAGAGGCGATCAGATCACCTACACCGGCAAGACCTACAAAGTCGAGTCGTGGGAGCGCGTGAACGAATCTGAGTGGAGGCTGTATGTCCGCCCTTAGTGCTGGCAAGACAATGACTGCTGTCGCTGTAATCCACGCCTGCGCCGCCTGGGCTATCGCCGTGGTCAGCTCGCTTTGGCTCGCGCTTGTACTGGCTGTGCTGGCACTGGTGGCATTGACCGGAGTGCTGGCCATCGATGCCCGCTCTCGACAGATCGAGATGATGCGTATCGCACAAGCCGTGAAAGGTAAGACCGATGGCGGCTGATCCGAAAATCCTGCTCATCCTGCAAGCCTTGAGCGCCCGTCTGGCGGCGATCCGGGACACGGACGATGCTTATCACACAGACATCGGCCGATACGTCCAGAGGGGTCGTCATAGGCTGCCAGCGCCGCCCGCGTGCGCGATCTACCTGGACAGCCAAACCGTCACCGCCGCAGCCCCGGCCCGCACGCTGATCGAAGCAAGTATTGCTGTCGAAGCGTACAGCCGGTTCGAGGATGACGAGCCAGAAGATGTAGCTTGCCGGATGCTTGAAGACATCCGCGTTGCTGTCGAATCGACGGACCGCACGCTCGGTGGACTGTTGCACCTCGGTGAGCAACTAGGCATCGCGTTTGAGCAGGGCGACATCACTTATCCAGAAGATCAAGATTCTATCGTCGGCGTGCGTGTCGTCTACACAGCGCCGTACATTCGCAAAGCCGACTGAGGTAAGCAGACATGGCCGAAGTGACCAAAAAGACAATGAAGTTCCGTGGCGTTCCGTACTTCAATGGACGCGACGCAGGCAACCCAAACTCGAACATGTCCATTGAGGTTGAGTTCGAAGAATCCACCGTGACCAACTACCGCAACGCAAGCGGCGGCACTTGGGCCTCCGATTCGCTGATTACGCAGGTCACGATGTCGCTGGAACTGTACGACCACAACAAAGAGAACCTTGCCATCGCGGCACTTGGCACGGCTTCTAGCGTGGCCTCCGGCAGCGTGTCCGATGAAAGCATTTCAGCCCCAGCGGACCTCGCTTCCGGTGATCGACTGGTGCTGACCGCAAGCCTTATCGACACCGCCGAAACCGTCACCGTCACCAGCGATCCTGCCGGCACGACATACACCGCAGGCACCGACTACACGGTGACAAGTGCCGGTATCCTGATCTTGTCGGGCGGCAATATCTCCGCGTCCGATGATTTGTTGGTGTCATACACCAAGACCGCGTATGACGTCGTTGAGGCGCTGACTTCCACGACACAGGAGTTCCAAGTCATCCTGACCGGCGTCAACGCAGGCATGAATGGCGAGGCTATGCGCGTTGTCATTCATCGCTTCAAGCCTGATCCGTCCAGCATCAGCCTGATCGGCGATGATTTTGGCACGCTTACCTTGGCTGGCAAAGTCCTGGCGGACACCACGCAAGGTGATGGCGAGTCCGAGTACTATCATATCGACATGGCATGATGTGATTAACCCGGGCCCCGCGCCCGGGTATACTTGGAGCCGCTATGTCACTTGCCAGCAAAATCATAGAAGTTGCTATCCAGCTCAAGGATCTTTTCTCGGGCAAGGTTGGTAATGTCACCAAAGGATATGACAAGCTGGCAAAAAGCAGCAAGAAAAATGCCAAGGAGATAGAAACTCAGAACGACAAAATTACCAAGAGCTTCAAATCGCTAGGCTCAGGGATAGCAGGACTGGCGGCCACCATTGCAGGCGGATTTAGCATTAGCGCGGCATTGTCAAGCCTGCAAGATTTTGTCAGCGAAGTTGACGCGCTGAATAAAGAAGGAGAAAAACTCGGGCTGACCACCGATCAACTGCAAACGTTTGGCGCTATAGCAGAACGATCTGGTGTCAGCGCAGACACTGCTGTCACTGGCATTCAGCGGTTCATTCGACGGCTTGCAGAAGTAGAAGAAACTGGTACTGGCCCTGCTGTAGCAGGACTTGAAGCATTAGGGCTGACTATTGATGATTTTGACGGAACGTCGTTTGAAGATCAGTTAAAACTATTGGCTGATGCTTTTGCGTCTATTGACGATCAAGGAACAAAAGTTTTAGCGGGATACAAATTATTTGACAAAAGCGGCGTAGATCTGATTCGCGTTTTCCAAGGTGGAAGTAACGCAGTGTCAGAACTGAATCGCCAAGTCGAAGATTTTGCTGTCACTTACAGCGGAGACTTTGCTGATAACGCAAGTCTTTTGGCGGATAAACTGCAATCTGCCGAGGGTGCATTAGGCAAGTTTACCGATGGCATAAAGACCGGCGCAACGATTCTAGCTGGATCATTTCTTGAGAAGTTCGGTATATATGCCAACGATCTAGACCGGCTTAACGCTTCGCTGGAAGACCAGTATGAAGAACTGGAAACGCTAAAGTCTTTGAATGTCGGCGGCATTTTTGACAGCCTCATTGAAGCGCGAAAAGAAAGCATCAAGCAAACGCTAAACGAAAAAGCCGCTTTGGTAGAATTGCAAGGCGAAGAAGAAAAAGCAGCGCAATCAAAACAAGACGAACTTGCGGCTCGCAGAGAATATAACAAAGAAGTAGAACAAGGCGCAGAAGAAGTACAGAAAGCTATTGATGAGCAGGCCAAAGCCGAAGAAGAAGCCGCCAAGGTCCGCGCCGACGCGATAGACGGCATTGTAAAGGCGCTGGAAAAGCAGACAGAAGACGCCGAAAAAGAACTCGAAAAGCAGACCGAAGAGCTACGGAAAGCCCGCACGGCGCAGGCCGAGCTTGAGCAAGAATTCGAAGATCGGATTGACGACATCTTCGACAACATCTCGGCAGACAACGCCGACGTGCTGGACTTTTACGAAGAAATCCAAGATGCCAACGAAGCTCTGAAAGATCAGGAATTCGGCATCGCCGAGCGCGATCTGAACAAAGCCGCCGACGTGCTGGAAGCCCTAGCCGACTCTGGCAAGCTATCCGCCGCGACCCTTTTCAGCTTGCAGCGCGACCTGGAGGGCTGGGTGCGCACGGTCGGGGATGCACAAGTGCAGGCCGAGCTACTGGATGTGCGCGAAGCAGAAAGTGAGCTGGAATCGCTGCGTCGCCAACTGGCCGAAGCCAGCAAGCTACAACTACAACTTGATCCTGATAGCGCCCTAGTCGCTGCTGAACAGACTAAAGAGATCCTTCGCATTGCGATACAAGAAGGCGTGTCGCAAGGCTTGACCGGCGGCAGCGCCATCGGATCGGCTGGCCTCGCATCCGACATCGCCCGAGAAGTCGCCTTGAGGGGCTGTAACGCATGAGCACACAACTACCCGATCTGCGCATCGGCCCCGCCATCCTCACGATGCGCTCGCGCTGGTCACTGACGCAGCAGTACACCGAGCTACGTGCCGAAGATACACGCCGCGCTGCTGACGGGTCGCTGTACATCCGTCGCGCATGGGCCGGGAAACTTCGAACCGAGATCAGCGGCAACGGCAAACTGCCCTACGCCCTGGCGCAGCTCGATACATCCGGCGCAGTCACCATCGCCTGCGCCACACCCCGACACATCGCCGGCAGCGCGACCACCATCACACTGCCCGCCGGACGGCGCTCTGGTGCGCTCTATGCGCCACTGGCGTGGGCCGTGAAAGACGGCGAGCTGATCTCGACCGATGTCACCGTGACCGACGATGTCGCCACCTGTACCGCCGTGAGCGGCGCAGACGGCTACCAGGTGGCGTATTGGCCGCAGATCAGCGCACACATTCTCGACATGAACCAGTCGCTAACTTCCGGCGGCGGCGGGCACACCTACAGCTGGCGGGTGACCGCCGAGGAGATTTGATATGGCCGTACCATCATCTGCAACGTGGTCCGTGGCTGCCCTCAGTGCGGCGCATACGGGCGTCATCAACACTATCGACGGCGGTGCATCTGCCGGGTCTGTCAAGATCCGCGACGCGTCGGACGTACTGCTCGCCGAGATCGCTTTGTCTGATCCCTGCGGCACCGTCAGCGGCGGCACCGGGCAGTTGGCGTTTAGCTTCGCAGGGCCGGACACGTCAGCCGACGCCACCGGCACTGCGGCGTATGCTGAGATCTGCGACTCAGACGGGAATGTACACCTCGCCTTGCCCGCCGAGGCGGGGACTGTGGCTGTGTCGGGCAAGATCGTCCTGAACACTTTGAGCATCGTCGCTGGCACTAACGTCGAGATCGCGTCTGGCACCGTCGGCTGATACGCGCTTATGAGCATCACGGCCCGCATCGCCGCAGACATCCTCGCTGACCCGCAGCTGGTCGCCACGGCCGATGTCGGCGCCTTCATCGCCGCCGATGTACTGACCAGCCCCAAGATCATCGCCGCGCCGACTGCCGCCGCACAGATCGCGGCCGCCTCGCCGCTAATCAATCCGCGCCTGCTTGCCAGTCTTGAATCTGCGCCGGATCAGACGATCCCGCTACAAATCAGCGACCGTCCAACCACCGGCCAGCAAACCATCCCGCTGCGAATCGACGGCCAGCGCATCACCGCCCAGCAAACGATCCCGCTCGATGTCCGTAGCATTGTCGAGTCCGATCTGACCGCCACGCACCTGACCTGGAGCGCAACGGTCATGCTCGGCACGACCGACATCACAACGTCTATCGTCGGCACGATCCGCATCGACGCCGAGGAAAGCGCCAGCAGCATCTGTACTTTTTCCTACGTCCCGCCGGATGGCGCCCTGGACCTTGAGGACTACGAAGCACAGACTTTGACCGTGGACATCTCGACCAGCGCATGGACCTACCGGCGGTTTACTGGCGTGGTCGATGTTGCCGATTACAGCCCGGTCGTCGGGCTGGTCACGATTCGGGGTAGCACGAACTTGCAGGGGCGCCTAGAAGCCCTGGATCGCCCGACCATTGACGCGCTGATCGGTGGCTACTGGTCATCCGCCATCTTCGATGACCGTGCAACCGGCTACCAGTACGCGAGAGCGCAGATCAGCACCGTGCCCGCAGAGATGCACGTAGACCGCGCTGGCGCACTGCGTGTGGTGGACTGGCAAGCAAAAGCGACACCGGACATCACGATCACCGATGCGACGCGGTTCAACGACACGCTTTCTTTGCAGCGGGCATCAAAGCGCGACTTGCTGGGCCGGATCGCTGTCACTTTCCAGTACCGCTATCCGCTGCTGCGACACCGCGAGTACCGCGTCACTTATGCCGGGCATAGCTTCTGCCAATACGCCGGTTTCCAAACCCCAACCGTCCGCGATGCGTTGACCGTGCAGGCGCTCAAGACCGCCGTGGGCAGCACGTCTTGGGCCGTCTACGGGCTGTCATACACCGCCGTGCCCGACAGCGGCACCTATACCTGCTCAGGCATCGCTGGCTCATTCGAGTGGACGAACAATGCCATCACGACCACACCCATGCTCAGCGGCACATGGACTTTGGCAAAGCGATGGGCGCAGGACATCACCGAGCAGTACACCATGACCGTCTACGCGCCCGAACTGGAGGAGCGGATCGGCGAGGTACAGCGCGATGAGACCTATAACTTGCAGGTCCGCTACGACACGTCCAGCTTCGAGACCATCAAGACCTACACCGGCCCGCCTGCGGGTTCCAGCAAGTCTTCCGCCCTGGCCGGGGACTATGTGTTCTACCCAACAGCCGGCGCCGTAGACGGGCGCTCAGCGGCTCAAGACGCCATGGTCGTTGCGATGCACAAAGCCGCGACCGAGCTGCGCAAACGCGCCCGCAGGACGAGCGTGAGCGCGTCGATTGTGTACCGGCCCGACATGGACCTGAGCAAGACCGTCCGCCTCGAATCACCCGGCCTGACCGCTGTCGGCAAAGTACGTCGAGTCAGCGAAGTGATGGACCGGGAGCGCGGCGCACTCACGATGACCGTGGAACTGGCGATCTCGCGCCGCCTGGGCGCCGAGGGTGCAGGCGATGACACACTGACACCGCCCGGTCAGCCCGCACACAGCAGCGCCGCCAGGGCCGAGAGCCTGGACTTCCCGCTGCGGATCGGTGGGCTGGCTACATCGCCGCCCGAGGCTGCATCCTGGGACGGTTGGATCACAAATAGACGCGGCACGGCAGAGGGGCCGGTGTATCAAACGCGGTGCTCGGTGGTAGTTCCAAACATCCCGAACCCCGACCGCGCCCCGGCTACGGTCACCGCTGCCGACACATACGCGGTGATGATCCCGCAAGACATCCTGACCCTTTCCCATTGAGGCACCGACTATGTCCCAGCTCGCCTATATCTACACCGACGCAACACTGACCACGCTATATGACACTGAGACACCGCTTGAGCTTGCCGCAGCCGATGGCAGCAGCGCAGACGGCGTGATTTATATCGGCGTTCCGACAGCAAACCGCAAACTTCAAGACGCGACCAACCCCGGCACGGGGCAAATTCAAGTATCAATCGCCGACGCTGACGGCGGCACCGATCCAGACGACACAGACATTAGACTGGCGACCACAAGCAATGGCCTAGACACCGCCACTGGCGGATCAACGCTGGATCTCGGCACCGAAATCTTGTCCGGCGCAGGAAACGCGATTGCCGTTCACATGCGTTTTACAAACGACGGCTTTATCGGAAACAGCACCGACATCAGCCTGTTCCTGTCCTCGATGATCGAAGTCGCGGCAAGCTGATATGGCTGCAACTTTGCAGGATTACATCAACGCGATCCTGTGTAACCCGCCAGGCAACGAACCGCTGTCTAATGAGGATTTCCGACAGCAGATCGAGGCCGAACTGGGCGAGGCTTTCGCCGAGACATCCAGCGCCACGGAAGCCGCCGGCATTTCGATTCCGACCTCGGAACTCGGCGCGCTGGCGGATGTGAGCGAATCCGCCGGCATTGCCAGCCCGCTGACCGAGCTTCCGCAGTATCGAACCTACTACGACGAAGCGACGGTAACAGACACCACCGGTGCGTTAATCGTGACCTGGGCGCCGATTAAGGATCGTGTTTTCCGCGACGGCCAGGGCCGGCTGGTCGTGATGACCCACGCCGACATCGACCGCAGCGAACTGAACGTGACCGAGACCGACACGGGCACCGATACAGGCACCGACACGGGTACGGCATGAGCGCCACGGGTGAGCAGACTATCCCGCTGTCGATCAGCGGATACAAGGAGATCAGCGAAAAGCAGATCCCGATTCGCACTGTCGCCACGCCGGGTGAGCAGACCATTCCGCTGGCCGTCAGTGGCTATCTGGAGATGCCGGCGCAATCGGTGCCGATCACAGTCGATGGCTTTAGAGAGATCGACTTTCAGTTCATCCCGCTGCGATTGGCGGATCAGTCTACGCTTTCACGCGGCGGATGGCTGGCCCCGCTGCTCAAGTATTTGACGCAGGTCGGCAAGGTCATCAGTGTGGAGCTGGCGCAGGGCCTCACCCTCACCCTCGACCTGAGCCTCACCAACAGCCTGAGCTTTGCCGTTTTCTGCTACGACGTCACCGCAGGCGGCGACCTCGAATCCGCATCCAGCTACTACGACGCCGAAGAACACCTGCCGTTCGACGCCGACCTCGAATACCGCGCCACCGTCGCCTGGGGCGACGGCAACTTCACCCAGATCAGCGCCCCCGGGTACTACGAGCACACCTACGCCACCACCGGCACCTACACCGTCCACATCCGCGGCCACCTGCCGCACTTCACCGTCGCTTACACCACCAGCTGGGCAGCCATCACCGCTGCCAGTTGGCAGCGCGGCCTCACCACCCTGGTCACCTTCGACACCTTCTGGGACCTCTCCAACATGACCAGCTTCCAGGCCCACCCCGACGCCCTCGCCAACGTCCGCTGCCACGAATACACCTGGGAAAGCTGCAGCAGCCTCACCAGCTTCCCGCCGATGAACTTTACCGAGGCCCGCATCCTGCACGACTGCTGGGACACCTGCACCGCCCTCACCGCGTTCCCGATCATCACCCTCCCCAACGCCCAGATCCTCGACGCCGCCTGGCGCGATTGCACCGCCCTCACCAGTTTCCCGGCCCTCGCCCTGCCGGCCTGCACCGACCTCGACGCCACCTGGCAAAACTGCACCGCCCTCACCAGCTTCCCGGCTCTCGATCTGACCACGGTAGTCCGCCTGCCCGCCGCCTGGAAAGAGTGCGAAAGCCTCACCAGTTTCCCCGAAATCCCCCTGCCCAATGCCGTCACCTTTACCGAGACCTGGGAGTATTGCCGCGGCCTCACCAGCTTCCCCGCGCTCGACCTGCCCGCCGGGCGCAACTTCAGACAGACCTGGAAAGGCTGCAGCAGCCTCACCAGCTTCCCCAGCATCACCTTGGCCGCCCACCCGGGTAATTTTGTCGGCTTCGAGGAAGCCTGGCGCGACTGCTCCAGCCTCAGCAGTTTCCCGGCTGGTATGTTTGATGTGTATGGTGACGAACTGGCAGAACTGCCGACCGACTTTTTTGCCTACAATCCTGTCGTCAGCACCACACTGTTTTATCGCAACGGATTCAAAAATACCTGGAACGGCTGCGCCATATCACACACAGGGCTCGCCAACATCATAGAAAGTGTCGCCATTGCTCACCTGTATCCCATGCCCGAGTTTGATGAAAACGGATTCACCATTCAAACATTCGCTGATCTCGATATTTCCGTCGGTTCTGAGGTTGTCACAACGAACGTTTTTTCAAATTGTTTAATTTTTGAAGAAAACGACCCATCTACTAATTTAGATGATGAAGTTTTGTTTAGTGGAGTAGTCAACGATAACAACATTGCGCCGCGCACCCATGCCGCCAATTTTATGGCGGCCAACAATGGAAGAAATAAACTGAACCTTTCAGGACCAAATATCGCCGCTGGTATAGGCGCCAACGTTCGCAATGATGGCGCAACAATCGTTGTTTCAAAAGGCACAGCTTGCGAACTTAACGCCATATCCTCTACGACGTTTTCTACCAGTATCTGGAATTACCAGCCAGTGGTTCCCAAATAACCACCCGTGCCTAAACTAGAGACCCCGTTATGATCCCAACCCTAATCACCGCCGCATCATCACTGCTCGACAAATGGATCCCCGACGCCGACGAACGAGCAAGGCTCGCGCACGAACTTGCCACAATGGCCGAGCGCCACGGTCACGAGATCGCGCAAGCACAGATCGCGGTAAACCAAGCCGAGGCCGGGCACCGCTCAATCTGGGTCGCTGGCTGGCGGCCTGCGGTGGGGTGGGTGTGTGTCTTGGCGCTGGGATGGCACTTTGTCCTTAGCCCGATAGGCGCGACGCTGGCGGGTCTGGCGGGCTATACTTGGCCCGACATTGATTTTGATATGGGCACGCTGCTGACGGTGCTAATGGGGATGCTGGGGCTTGGCGGGTTGCGGACGTACGAGAAAGCAAAAGGTCTGACAAAATGAAACTAACCAAACTGACATCGCTGTTCCGGTTGTTCGGGCTTGTAAGTGCGCCGCGAACGCTTTCCGCCTGGGCCACCCTCGACCTCCAGTTCGCCCGCGACAAGGCCCTCGACCCCCGCATCACCTTCACCCGCGCAAGCTCCGGCACCTACTTTGACGAGAGCGGAGTGCTGCAAACCGCGAGCGCCAATCAGGCACGCTTCGACCATGACCCGGAGACAGGGGAAAGTTTGGGGTTGTTGGTGGAGGAGAGTAGGACGAATTTGATAGCTCCTTCAGTTCCAGATGACGGCACATCATGGAATGTTGGAAGTAACGTATCTGCTACAGAGAATGACGACGTATCACCAGACGGTACATCTTCTGCGACATATTACGAAATAACAGCGGTGCCAGGGCAGCAGTTTGTTGCTTATGATGTAACTGTAACAGCTTCCACTGCTTATACATTTTCGTTTTATATAAAAAATGACACTGCTAGCGATCTGGAGTATTCGGCTCTTGACTTAATTGCTGCTGCAGACATAGTTCCAGCAACAAGCTATTTGTCGCAAGTAAATACAGATTCATACACTCGCATTTCGTTTTCTTTTACAACTCCTGTTGGATGTACTTCGGCAAGAGTTTTTATCTCCAGACCGTTTGGTGAAACAGGAGCCTTTTACGCCTGGGGCGCCCAGTTAGAGGAGGGTTCCTTCCCCACCAGCTACATCCCCACCACCGATTCCACCGTCACCCGCGAAGCCGACGTTGCTGTGGTTGATGGGGATGATTTTGCGGAGTTTTACAGACAGGATGAGGGGACGATTTATTCAGAATTTTCATCATTCAGACCAGCGGATAGCACGAGTCTATTTTTGTATAACTTCAGTCAAGCTAGTGGCGATTATATTGCTGTTAGGTCTTTTTCTGGTTATTCGCCAGATCGAGTTTATCCGTTTGTTATAAATGGCAGTGTTTCGCAATTTTCAGGAGATACAACTCTCCCGAATGGATATGTAGTTATGCCTATCCAAACTGCTAAAAACGCACTTGCGTACAAAGCAAACGATTTCGCATCCTCATGGAATGGGATTTCAGCTTATACAGATTCTAGCGGATCTTTGCCAAGCCCTAATAAATTGTTTATTGGATCAAACTCAACAGTAAATCACCTCAACGGCCACATCGCCCGCCTTTCGTATTATAATAAGAGGCTCAGTAATCAGGAATTGGAGAAGTTAACCTCATGACTACCAAAGAACAGCAGCGTGAGTATAACCGTCGCTATCGAGCAAAAAACAAAGAATTGATGCGGGAAAAAAGCAGGCTTTCTGCTGCTGAGTACCGCAAGAAAAATGGTAATTTGACCATCACAGAAGCTGTCAGAAACATTGAAGCTTTTTGGTCAAATGCCGCGATCAAAGCTGATGAAGACTGTTGGGAGTGGCAGGGAACACTGGCGCATAATGGATACGGTTTATATGCACCTTTGCCTGGGGTCTTGTTAAAAGCTCATCGCATTGCTTACACCCTGACAAATGGCGAAATCCCCAAGGGCTTGTTTATTTGCCACAAATGCGACAATCCAAAATGCTGTAATCCAAATCATTTGTTTGCTGGGACTCCAGCAGATAATATGCAAGATAAAGTCAACAAGGGTCGGCAGTCTTCATTGCCAGGAACCAATAACGGCAATGCAAAACTGACAGAAGCTCAAATTAAAGCTATTTACCATGATCCTCGCACTAATAAAGAAATTGCGAATGAGTACAACATTGTGCCTTCGTATGTCTCTCAAATAAAACTCAAGAAAATCTGGAAGCACATAACAAAAGATTTTCCTGACTTGCCTAAAAAGAAATCAGGACCAAGACCCAAACGCTTGCCCAACGCCGAGCTGGAGAAACTCACCTCATGATCTACTACCTACACACCGACACCGAACAGGATATGTGGCAAGCCCTATCCTCAGCCGGTCTAGCCCACCAGATCGACACCGACGACGGCCCCCAATGGCAACCCATCAAGCCCCCGGTCATCGCCCTGGACATGATCGGCACCATCCACGCTCCGACCGGCAACACGCTGACGGACGAGGAGGGCACCCCCTACCCGGAGATGGCCCCGCTACCGGGCTACCATGCCAACCTGAAAGCGCCGGAGGGGATCGAGGGGCTACCGGCGATTGATCCGCCAGCAACGCCTTACAGGAGATGGTTTGGTGACTGAGCAGTTATCTAAAAACTTTTACCTTAGCGAGTTCTCATGTTCCTGCGGCTGCGGCTTCGACGACATCGACAGCCGTGTCGTGAGCATCTTACAGGAGATCAGGGACCATTACGGCGCACCAGTGACCATCACCAGCGGGTGTCGCTGTCGGCATCACAACGCGCTTGTGGGAGGCTCACCGAACAGCCAGCACCTATGCGGGAAGGCTGCTGACTTCAAAGTGAAAGGGGTAGCACCGTCCGAGGTGGTGGCATACATCGACGAGAAGCACCCGAATACCCTGGGCTTGGGTGAATACTCAAGCTGGGTGCATGTCGATGTACGTCGAGGCCGGGTCAGGTGGAAGCTATAGACCAGCCTTGCGGGCTAGGTCATCCAGTTCATTGGGTGTGCGCTTGCTTTCCCATGCGTTGTCCAGGCTGTTGACGATGACGCGCTGGATCACATAGGAAAAGGCATCGCCACGGGCTACAGCGTCTTCACCCATGACGCTTGCATCAGTCAGGCTAGGGCATGAAGCCAACGCCAGTTTGGTGCCGTATTGATCGAAGGTGGTTAGGCTATATGAGCCGGTTCTGTACTTAGGCAAGGTCCGACTCCTTGATGAACACACCATCAACAAATTTTCCTTTGCGCGGCTCGATCTCCCGGTACGCACTGGCGTAGCAGCCTGTCAGGCTTAATCCGTGGAAATGGGCGATATGGGTCAGTACCACCATCATGTCCCCGATGCTGTCAGAGGGGCACCTACCCCTGGCCAGATCGGCCATAAGTTCACCGAATTCCTCGCCAAGCTTGATCGCCTGCGCCTTTGCCGTTGACTGGCTATACAGATCCCGATCCTGGCCCCAAGCCAGTACCCGGTGCTCGATGTCGTCAAACGTGCGAATCTCAGTCATACGAACATACCTCTATCATCTTCTCGCAGTAGTGCTTGGCTTTCTTAATGTCGTCCAGCATTTCGCCTTTCCGACCAGCACGCATCAGGTACTTGAGTGCGTTTCCACGGTAGAAAGCCATGCGCTCGATCTTGGGCCATGTGTCCACGATGTCCCACGGTTGAACTTCCATCTGGCGATAGTGGTCACCGCCGACCTGATAAGATTTTGCTGATTCGGTCATGCTTCCCCCTTTGCTTTGGCAATCGCAGCACGCAAAATATCTTTTACGCTCAAATCGTCTGATTGGTAGGCAATTTCGCAAGCCTCCAGCAATTCCGGCGCAGCGGCAATCAAACGAGCATCCGCAAGCGACATCCGCCCGCCTACGGTTGAACCATCTCCAAGCATGATCGTACAGCGGTGCCAGTCGCCTGATATGTTGCTCTTATATGTCCACGGCTTCATATCGCCTCCTCTTCCATATCCGAGTACCACTCTTCGCCCTCCTCAAGCGTGATGAAGTCCTCACAGTCACCGACATACCATCGACCGTGACCTTCCAGGCAGCCTCGTTCTTCGTGCCAATGGCCGCAGTGACCGTCACAGGGTTTCTTTTCGCTGCTCATTCCGAGCCTCCATTTCGAGTTCATTCGACACAATGATGTGCGCGGTCTCCAGCAACCGTGCCACGTCTTTATACTTTTCTTTGGCTAGCGCCTCACGGGCCATGTCAATCGACGCGGCGATCTGTTCTCGGCGTAGTTCGTATTCGGTCATGCGTTCCTCCAGGTCGATTAGTTGCGCCAGCAGGGTCAGTTCCTTCTCTGTTGCTGCTTGGCGTTGACGGGCTATTCTGCTGCTTTTAGGCATCGGTGCTGGACCCAGCCGCGAAGGTTGCCGGACCATAGATTCCTATCTCGGTCTACATGAGTGACGCCTGTTTCCCATGAGCCACCAAGCCAGCGATGGTAGGACAAAGGTGCCGCCTGATGCTCAAAAGGCGACCAGTGACCCGACTCAGCCAGCCTTTCGGCCAATGCCAGATCTTTTGTGGTGTCTGGCTCGGATTGGTCATGATTCAGGTATGACACCCTGGCGCAGCGGGCGGCGGAGATCAGTTTGGCCTGCTCTACATCATCGGGATATGGGCCAGTAATGTACGGAAGGTGCCAGTCTCCAGGGTCGCAGAACTTCGGCTCGCTGGCATCCATCGCAGCCTTCATGCATCGAGCCAGTTCCTGAATTTCAGGCTGTGCATCGGGGTGTAGCCGAAGGGCAATCGGTAGCGGTGACCACGACTGAAATAAAGGTGAACGGCTCCAGAATCCTATTTGCCACCTGCTTATGCACTCGCGCATTTTCGGCAAGGATCTCGGCGTAATGCGCAGCGTCATTAGCAGCCAATTTCCAGCAGTTTTGCGCTATGCCAATATGGTGAGTCTCTTCATCTGCTTGCATCCCTGGCTGGTTACGGCCCCAATGGATCGGCTCGGCGGGTTCGGTTCGCACTTGCTCAATCATCTTCGACACCGGGATCGCTCGGGAACTTGAAGCATTCCGGCTGAACTGTCGATGGGTCATGAACTCCGAATGAATGAATCTCGGGTATCGGAGCTGTAGCGTGGTCAGCCTGACACCGGATGGGCTGATGCTGTCAGCAATGATCTTTGCTGTAATCATGTGTTCTCCTAATGCGCTCATCCCAAGTCTCTCCGGGATGTACGCTGATCGGAACTTCAAGCGTGTAGAAATCCTGCTTGCAATCGTGGCAGCGGCGTTTGCGCCAGCGGTGCCCGTTGTGGGTGCGGCTATCCACCACCACGCTGCGGACATGCCGGCATTCCATGTGTCTATACCCGCATCGGCATGACGATGTGCCGATCATCTTGCGAGTCGGGATCGACGATCAACACCGCACTGTTTTCGTCGGTCAGTCCGATTTGAATGTCTTCCGATTCTATAGCGTTCACGGCGTCGAGCAGGAAAGCGACGTTGATACCGAGTTCCAGATCATTGCCGGTATACGCCACGTCCACTGATTCTTCTGCCATGTCCTGATCCGGGTTGCTGGCGCTCAGTGCCATGTGGTCCCGGCTCAAGTTGATTTTCAGTCCCTTGTACTTTTCGTTTGACAAGATCGACGTGCGACTGAGTGCGCCCTTCAATTCCAGGCGACTTGCGCGACATTCGTGCGGCGCATCTGGCATCACCCGCTGCCAGTCGGGGAAACGACCCTCAATGACCTTGGTCAGAAACGACACGCGATCCATGACGAACTCGACAAAATTATCTGACCACCGGACTTGCACCTCGCCGTCATAGGCACTCAGCATCTTTGCAAGCTCCGTGACGGCTTTGCGTGGGATGATGGCGCTCATGGTGTGGTCCGACTTCATGTCACGCTCAGAAACCGCCAAACGGCCTCCATCAGTGCCTACTGCTCGCAGTGCTTGACCATCGAGCTGTAGCAGCAAACCGTTCAGATAGTACCGTGCGTCATTCTGCGCCATCGCGTATGCCGTGTGACCGATGACGGCTTGCAGTATGTCGGCGGCCACTGCGACTTGATACGGCGCATCTCCGGTGTCTATGGCCGGGAAGGTGTCGGAGTCCAGCACAGACATACCATACCGACCGCGCCCGATCTTGACCTGCACTCGGTCAGTGTCCGGCTTGATGACGATCTGCGCGTCATCCGGTGCAGCCTTCACGATGTCCAGGAACTTTCGCGCCGGGATGCAGGTGGACCAATCGCCAACGAAGTCGAGCGGCAGGCTGGCGGTCACTTCGACTTCCAGGTCAGTCCCGCGAAGGGCGAGCTTGCCGTCAGTAACTTGAATCAAAACAGTCGAAAGCACAGGCATAGCGCCGCGCCGATCAACCACGCTGGCGACCGAACGAAGCGGTGCCAGTAAGTCAGAACGAGATAGTGTAATCATCCGGTTGTCCTCAGTGTGTTTTTCATAAAGTGTTCGACATCTTCGGCGATGTCACACACCAGCGTTTTGCTGGTGCGGTTGTACACGCCGACCATTCGCCATGGCTCCAAGTCCGCTCGGTCGGCTTCTATTGTGTTTGGGCGCTGAACCGTAAACCGCTTGAGGCGCTTTGACCACAACACGCGAGCACTGCGGGATCTGCGGTCGCGGCGGATTTTTTCTGCTAGGTCGTGGGCTATTTCTGTTGGGTTCATTGTGCTGCCTGTACTCCAATCCGTTCTGCCATCCGGTCGTGCTGCATCCGATGCCGGGCGAGCCGCCGGGCGGTGTTATCAGTCACTTGCTCGGCCTGCTTGGGCGTCGAGTCCAGCAAAAGCCGTGCTTTGCGCTGCTTCCGGTTCGCCTGCGCCAAGTATCGGCCAGCGTGCTCCGCGTTCTCGCTGGGCAGCGCCACACGGTACACGTCCTGCGTTCTGGCAAAATACTTGCCCTCTTTCAGCAGTTGATCTCGCACATAGCCTGCCGCTGCCAGCTCGGCGAGGGCTTCGCCCTGCAATGCTTGGCGGATCTCTTTTGGCTGCATCATCGCCAGATCATTGTCCGTGACCCGCTCAATACCGAACATGCTCAGGAACGCGCCACGGTGAATCTCTGCGCCGTACTCGGTAAGCCCGGCCTGTTGCAGTTCGTAAAACCCATCTTTCATGTGTTCTCGCATTGGTCGAAAACCTCTAATTGACATCCAATCGATGCCCACCAACACACTGTCGCCAATGTGCTGATGGCCAGGACTGGCGGCGGTGCTTTGCGCTGCAATGCCTTGCGGTGCCCTGCACTGCTTTGCACTGCGCTGCCGTGCGCTGCGCAGCCTTGCTGTGCCTTGCTATACCTTGCATTGCCATTGACTCCCCGAAGGTCGCCCCCAAACACCCTGCAAGCAAGATGTTTGAGGCCGTTTCCGGCGCGTTGCCTTACACTGCTGTGCCCTGCATTGCAGTGATCTGCCGAGAACTGCTCTGCTTTGCAGTACGGTGCGATGCGGCGCGATGCGCTACGCTGCACTGCCTTGCCGTGCCTTGCTGTGCGATGTGGTGCAATGCGCTTAACTCCCCGAAGGTCGCCCGATAGCGCCCTGTTGCCAAGGCGCTACCGGCCGTTTCCGGCGCATTGCGATGCATTGCCATGCCTTGCGATGCAATTCGTTGCACTGCCTTACGTTGCGCTGCCATACACTGCAATGCTGTGCGCTGCTATGTCCTGCCGTGCGTTGTATGGCTATGCCTTGCGCTACCCGAACGACACCTCGCAGGCACCGTAGGTGGGTCTGAAATCACCGAATCCGCCGTAACGGCTGGCGTGCTCGATGAGACTGGTCAGTTCCCGCTCGTTCAGAACGGTGTGGTCAAATTCCAGTTCAACCGAGAACTGCCAGTCATGGAAGATCGGCGCGGCTTTGGCGACTTTGACTTGACCCTGTTTCAGCAGCAACACGCGCTGAAATTCCGGGTTGCCGCTGACATCTGACAGCGCCTTGATCTTTTCCCGTCCGGCAAAGTGCAGCGGCAACTTAGCCGCAGTCGGAAACACCGACGACCGGATATCCGCCCTCTTCACCTTGCCCTTGGTCCAGGATACGCTGCCGATGGCGGCAACAACCCACGTTGACGGAACATAGATACCGATGCGCTCATCAAAATAACACTTGGCCTCGACTTCTAGGCGGCGCAGTTCCAGCAAGTCATCATCCGACTTTTTGCGCTTAGCGGTGATGGTTTTCATCGCCTTGGCGTAACGGTTGAAAGGATCAACCGTTTGCGGATTGTTGAGCAGAATCGGGCTGATACCCGAGAACGTGCAGGTAATTGATTGCATTACAGTTGTCTCCGAAGTTCCACCAGTCGTTTTTCCGCCAACCGCGCCATCATCAGCGCGTTGGCTTGTGTTTCACGGTCGGTCGTGTACTGATCCGACCAAGGGTTGAGGCGATCCAGGTTCCAGGCCCGGATCGTTTCGTTAATGCGGATCAGATCGCTTACCGGGGCCATGTCCAGTTCTCCGGCATGGTGCGGTCAAAGCGGTCGCGGACCATCATGCCGCGCAGCGCCCGCAATATGCGCCGCCAAATGATGCGATGCTGGCGGGTGTAGGGTTTGGTTGCGTAGTCGTGCATCTCCGTTTCTCCGTTCTGTTGTTGGTGTACACTGATTGTAGACATTACTACACTTCATGTACAACACAAAAAATACTTATGACCTTCAAAGATTTTCTTTATGCTCACACGTTGCGGCAAGTTGCTGAACTTGCTGGTGTATCCATTGCTGCTGTGGATCATTGGCGCAAAGGGCGCAGGCAACCAAGCGTGCAGACTGCCCGCAAGCTGGCGGAAGCGGTGCCCGGACTGTCACTCCATGCCATTCGTCCTGACATCTGGTAGGCTGAGCACTTCGTGTACTCCACCTGGGAACGGATGCCCCTTTACGCTCGCCTTCGATGCGCATTCCCCATGCGCTCAGGCGGGTGTTTTTTTGAGTGCTGCTAGCAATGCGTTTTGCACGCCGGCTTTGCGCCCGAGCACGTCAATGACTCGCTGGTCGATGGTGTCTGCGGCCAGCAGTCGATAGATGACCACGGGCCGTGTCTGACCATTGCGGTACAATCTGGCGCAGGTTTGCTCGTAGTGCTCTAAGTTGTAGGTCGGCGAGGTCCATACCATTACGCGCCCACCGCCCTGCAAGTTCAGGCCATGTCCTGCACTCGCGGGGTGTATCGCCATCAGCGGCAGAGCGCCAGCGTTCCATCGTTCGACGGCGTCCGGTGCGTCGCGCAGCTCGACCAGCTCAGGCCAGCGTGCCCGCATGGCCGCAAGCTCGTGGCGGAACTGATAGACGATCAGCACTGGCTCCCCGCCGTCGATGACCTCGGCGAGTGCGTCGAGTTTGGCAGTGTGCAACTGCACCTGCCCGCCCTCGCTGTAACTGGCACCGCTGGTGATCTGAATCAGCTTGTTGGCAGCGACGGCTGCGGAGGCGGCGGTGATGGAGTCATCGTCAATCTCTGCGATTAGTTCCGCTTGCATGTCACGATATGCGGCGCGGGCTTTGGGTGGCAGATCAACCGGGACATCCAGCACCGTCAGTGCCGGCAGGTCGATGTAGTCCTCGGTGTGCATTGACAGCGCCACGTCGGCGCATCGGTCCTCAATTTCGCGTTGCGCGTTGCTCAGCGGTGTCCAGTTCCAGCCCATGAAGTCCGGCTTAAACCATCGCTCGCGGTACGCGGTGATGGTCTTGCCGAGTCGCTGCCCGCCGTCGATCAGATAGAGCTGGCTCCATAGGTCCATAAGCCCGTTTGGCGCCGGCGTGCCGGTCAGTTCAATGAGACGCAGCCAATGCGGATGGACCTTGCGCAGTGCTTTGAATAGTTTGCTGGCGCGGGACTTCACGCGGCTGGATTCGTCGATGACGACCATCGGCCAGCGCCAATCTGTTTCCTCAATCAGCTTGGGTATCAGCTCGAAGTTGACCAGCCACACATCAGCGTCCAGCGCGTAACGGTCCTGGCGTTTGGCAGGTGTGGTGGCGAGGCTGACCCATCGGCATTCAGGCCACCATCGCGCAAGCTCGCCGGGCCATGTGTGGTCGATGACGCGCTTTGGGCCAATGATGAGCGTTGGTAGGTATTCACGCCGGATCGCTTCGATTGCAACTAGCGTTTTCCCGGTGCCGCAACCCATCCACAGGGCGCAGCGGGCGTGTTGTTCGGTGTGGGCGAGGGCGCGCTGTTGATGGGTGTACAAGGTCATAGCAGCGACCCTTGCGGCTGCCATGCGCCGATGTCTTGCAGGATTGACTGCGCCTCATCTAGATAGCGCCCCACGTCCAGATCGCCCGGCAGTTCATCGCTCAGCGTCATCATGGGCACGGCACCCTCGCTGCCGGCCACGCGGTTGCCGTTGCTGGCGTAGGTGATCGGCTCGCCGTCCATGCCCCAGTACCAGCGGACGACTTTACCGAGGTGCTCACCGCGCCACACGCCACCGCCTTTGACGGTGCGTGCTATCAGATACCCGCGGACATCACCTCGCCCAATGATGTCGCTCAGCGGCACGCCATCGCGCAAGTGCTCGACCACGGCTCGCACCAAAATTGATGCTCTCGGTGTGACCATCAGCCCGTCCGTGGCATAGGCACCTTTGGTCTTCACGGTGCCGTCAATCTTCACCGCGATGTAATTGTTCACGTCGCGGCTATACAATGCGGCGTATTCGGTTTCCTCCATGCTGTAGCCTGTCAGGGCTTCCCATATCGCCACCACGCCGCGCAGATCGTCGAGCTGGTGTCGGTATGGATGTGTTACCACACCGTCCGTATTGGCGCTTACAACGGCGATGCCGGCCTGTTCCAGCGATTCGATCAGCATCAGCAATGCAAGCTGTCCGGTCACGGTGACTTGCTTGAACAGGTCCGGGGCATAGAGCTTGCTGTACTTGCTGCCGAGCTTGCCGAATGATCCATTGACGCAGATTTTCAGACTGTCCGCCGTCACCTTGTCGCCAGTACGCTTGGCCTCCAGCCGGCGTTCAACAATAGAGCGATACACATCAAGGAACTTGCGTCCGCACTGCGGCGGATACAGTTCTTGTTCCAAGATGATCGACGGGTAATAACTCGCAACGTCGATGTCTATCAGCAAGCGATCCGCGCTAGAGCGCAGCGTGCGACGCTGTTCGCTGCTGTGAATGCCACCGATACCCAAACGATACTCACCGCTACCAATGGTCAGCGTGCGCTTGAGAGCGTCAGGTAGTTGCATCTTGCCGTTTCCGTCAATGCGAAACGTCGAGCGCAAGACATCCGCCATCAGTTCTCTGAGTTCGGGTGTCTCATAGGTCAACCAAGGCGGCGGGCGGTATTGGCATTCGCGGATGTGCTGCGGTCGTTCAACGTGTCCGATCTCCGCAATCAGCACGGCCTCGGCGATCTGGGCATCTGATTTTGAGATCAGCGACAGGCCATACTGCCGGCCCATTGATGCCCGCAAGGCAAGTTGCTTTTCGAGCCTGCGGGCAAGCGCGAGCGTGGTGTCTACGTCGTTTCGGCAATAATCGGTCAGCAGCGTGCGCTGGTCGTCGGTGATCGGGATGTGAGGATCGAGCGGCAAGTCCTGCAAACGTGGCATGTGCATCCGCGCCCCGTACATCTTCAAGCTAATGCGAACACCTGGAGCGACCTCGCTCAGATCAGCGTGCCGCCAGTCTTTAGGCTTTGCTGTCCGCTTGCCGGTTTCTATCAGCTCGCACGATAGCCGGTAGATGCTTTTCGGCGTGCTGGATGGCTCCAACAGCTCGCAGATGATCGGCAAGTCATACGCCAGTGAATTGAACCCGACGGTGCGTTGTCGGGCCATGAATGCGGCCAAATCGTCACGATCCAACGTGCGATCCAGCCCCAGTTCCCACTGCTGCCAGTCCTGACCGTCACCGGCCAGGACCAAACACCAGTTGGGGTAAACTTCAACGTCTACCCCGTACACCGTCACCAGTCCTCGGTAACTTCTTCCGCTTCCTCGAAGGCGTCAACATCCGCAACGTCCGCCGAGCCGAACCGGTCACCGTCTGCCCAGAATTGCAGCGCCAACAACTTGCAGTTCAGAAACTTGCCGAACTTGTTGTCCTGCGCCCATACGCTGATCTGCGCATTGACGTAACAACCGCCATACGGGATGCCGTCATCCTCGGTCAGCGGCTGGCGCCCTCGACCGACGATCTTGGGCGCATGTTTGTTGCTGGCCTTGATGAAAACGTGTCCGGCGTATCCGTCTTTCGGCTCGCCGTCCTGGGTAAAACCTTTCGGGCCGTCACCGTCCTTAAGCAATTGGCGATTGCTGTCCATGTCCTGACGTTCAAGGATGCTTTTCGCCTTCTCGCCCCATTGCGCCTTTGCGACCTCGCGCATGTGCGTAACCAGGGCTTTGTGTGCCTCGCTGTCCTTCTCGATCAAAAACACGGCGCTGTATTTAGGGTCTGCGCCCTCGTATGCGGTGGGCTTCCAGATCGACGGAAACGAGAGGCGGACATTTTTGAGCATGTGCATTGTGTCATTCTCCAACAGGGAAGTTATCTTCGACGTGTGGCTCAACTGCGGGCCGTGGGTCGGTTTCAGGGGCAATCGTCAGATTGCCGGGTTTTCGGCTCGTACACTGAGCCAAAATCGGTGCGGCGGCTTTCTTCCCGCCAAGGGCTTTTTCGATGGACGTCAAGGTTTGATAGTCGCGGCGGTATATCTGGTCGTCGGTCAGTCCTGCGTCACGCAGGGTGTCTGCCGCGTCGGCATTGAGCTTGCGTGTCCTGCGACCTTCGACCAGCTTATATCCAGGCACGGTTTTGCCGAGTTCGAGCATTTGCTGAACTTGATGCTCCATGTCACTGATCCATCTACCTAAACCGTCGAGCAGCGGCAGGATGTCGGCGTAATCCGATGGTGTCAGCGCGGTGGAACCCGGCACTGATAGCGCCCATATCGCCCGGTCACGACAGGTGTGCCGAGCACGGCACCATCGGCACTGCTCAGGGCCGGGTGTCGCTGGCGCGTCCGGGTCTTGCGTCAACATGGCACGCTGCTTGACCCATTCACCCCATGTCAGCAACTCGGTGGCGCTAATGGATTCCTCGCTGATGTGATCGAGCGGCGGCTGACAGATCATCGTGCGGATGCGATGTATGCCGTACTCGAACTGCCAACGCTGAAGGCACGCCAGACCGTACAGGCGCAGTTGTGAGTTGTTCGGCGCATCGACGCGGTTACGTCCGGTCTTGAGATCGCAGACGGTCAACGTGCCGTCCTTGATAACGACGGCATCCGCTGTACCGAATCCGCCCGGCACCCATTCGTCATACTGCACCCGTTCCTCAATGCCGACGAACTCCGCGCCCGCCCGCAACTCGCCAATCAGGTCGATGTACGGCTGAACCTCCGGCAGCAGATCAGGATGAGTCAACGCTTCACCGCGCAAGTGCTGCTCAGCGGTCAGGTGCCGCTGCGATCCTGCCAAAGCGTGATCGTTACCGGGATCATCAATGCCTTCTGACAAACGCGGTGCTGCGGCGCAGTACAGCCACGTGTGGCTGTTGCTGGCGCCGAGTGTGGCGTGCGCGTCCATCAGGAAAACGCCTTGTCCAGATCAGCCATGATCTGAAGCCGCTCCGCGTTCGTGGTTGCAGCGAGCTTGCGCCCTGCCAACACGTTTGCAACGTCCTTCCGCCCATATTCCTTCGCAAGGCGGTCCAGCACGCCGCGCAGCATGTCCATGCTCACTTCTTGCTCGGCGGGCGAAGTGTCGTCAAAAGACGCTTCAATCTGCGGGTCAGCTTGTTCCGGCGCTGCGGATGGCTCCGCTTGGATCGCGGTGCGCTCCATCGTCGCCTCGCTCCAATCGTCTATAGCATCCGCCAGCAGGCGCAATGCCGCGGTGATCTTCTTCGTGTCTTGCATGAGTACCTCGGTCATGGGGTTGGAATGCAGTTGCAATCGTGGCACATTCCGGTGTAGCATGTCAACTCCCAATAGTTCACCGGAGACACTTTAATGATGACCCTCGAACAGATCGCTGAAAAACTTCAGGATCGACGACTCGACATCGTGGCCCAAGCCACTGGTATCCACCCCAATACCCTGCGGGCTATCCGCCAGGGCCGACAGACCAACCCGACGTACTCGGTGCTAAAGGCGTTGAGTGACTATCTGGAGGGGAAACAGTGAACTGCTTAGAACAACACCATGAAAACACATGGAGCATGTATCAGGGAGATTCCGTTGAAGTGCTTAAAGGGCTACCCGACGCCAGCGTTGGATACAGCATTTTTAGTCCGCCGTTTGCATCGCTATACACCTACAGCAACAGCCCGCGAGACATGGGCAATGTGCGCGATGACTCGGAATTCTTTGAGCATTTTGCATATCTGGTGCGCGAACTGCGCCGAGTAATGATGCCAGGTCGAGATATTAGTTTCCATTGCATGCTTCTGCCGACCAGCAAAGAGCGTGATGGTGTGATCGGTTTGAAAGACTTTCGCGGCGATTTGATTTCTGCGTTTAAGGCGGAAGGTTTCATCCATCATTCCGAGGTGGTGATATGGAAAGACCCGGTGACTGCGATGCAGCGCACGAAGGCATTAGGACTGCTGCATAAAACCGTGCGCGGCAATGCGGCCATGAGTCGGCAGGGAATCCCGGATTATCTTGTGACAATGCGCACCCCTGGAGAACAGGCGTCAAAGGTGACGCATACGGATTATCCGGTCGAAGAATGGCAGCGGATCGCTTCGCCGGTATGGATGGACATCAATCCCAGCGATACATTGCAGTACCGCAGTGCCCGCGAGCATGACGACGAGCGACATATATGCCCATTGCAACTTGAGGTCATTCGTCGCGGTATTCGGCTGTGGACCAACCCCGGCGACATAGTGCTGAGTCCTTTTGCTGGAATCGGCAGTGAAGGCGTAGTCGCACAGGAACTTGGGCGGCGGTTTGTCGGCATTGAGCTGAAGTCCAGTTATTACCACCAATCCGTAGCCAATCTGGCAAACGCCAATCGCCAAGGCGATTTGTTGGAGGCTATGTGATGGACTACGCAGGATTTTTGAATGGCAAATTGCGCCGGGCGGCATCCAGTGGCTTTGACATAGGCGACTTGAAATATCCGCTGTTTGACCATCAACACGCGCTGGTTTCATGGGCTGCGCGTAAAGGGCGAGCGGCTATCTTTGCAGACACCGGACTCGGCAAAACGCGGATGCAGTTGGCATGGGCTGATCTTGTGCATAAGCACACTGGCGGTGATGTGCTGATATTGGCTCCGCTTGCAGTTGCCGAGCAAACGGTGAGGGAAGGTGGCGATGTGGGCATCAGTGTCGTGCATGCTCGCGACGCCATCGACGTAGTGCCGGGCATCAGCATCACCAATTACGACAGACTCCATCGTTTTGATGCTAGTCGATTTAGCGGCGTGGTTCTTGATGAGTCGAGCATCATCAAACACCACGATGCAAAAACACTGGCAACAATGCTGGCGACGTTTGGCAATACGCCATACAAGCTATGCGCTACTGCGACACCATCGCCTAACGACTGGACTGAGCTTGGCACTCATGCTGAATTTCTCGGTGTGTGCAGTCGTGCAGAAATGCTCGCCGAGTATTTTGTTCACGATGGCGGCGACACGCAGACGTGGCGGCTCAAAGGGCATGCACGCGACGAATTCTGGCGATGGGTATCCAGTTGGGGCGCACTGGTGCGCTCGCCGGCTGATCTGGGTTTCGATGCAACAGCCTACCAACTACCGTCACTGCACGTTGAGCAAGTCACTGTGCGGTCAGACGCCAAGCCTGTAGATGGCGAACTGTTCACTCGCCAAGCACAAACCTTAAGCGAAAGGAGGCAAGCGCGACGCGACAGTATGCGCTATCGGGTTGAAGCGGCAGCGGACTTGGCCAATTCAATCAATGAGCCGTGGGTGATCTGGTGTGAACTTAACGCAGAAGGCGATGCTTTGTGCGCTGCCATTCCTGATGCGGTTGAGATTCGCGGATCAGATGATGTGACAAAAAAAGAACAGGCACTGCGTGATTTTGCTGACAAGCGCATTCGCGTACTCATCACCAAGCCGAAGATTGCAGGGTTTGGGTTGAATTGGCAGCACTGCCGGCGCGTCGGTTTCGTCGGGGTTGTGGATTCTTTTGAGTCGTACTATCAGGCAGTGCGCCGCTGCTGGCGATTTGGACAGACCCGCGAAGTTTATGCTTACCTTTTTGCTAGCGAGGAAGAAGGCGCTGTCAGAGCAAACTTGGAACGAAAAGAGCGGGACGCAATGACGATGGCCGAAACGCTATCGCGTGAAACAGCGGCTACAGTGCGCCATGAAATACTCGGCCAGGAACGCAAGACCAACGCATACAACGCGCATCAGCCTGTCCGCGTTCCAGCGTTTATGTGTGCGTCATGACCGGCCCAATAGCCTTAGCTGCTACCGCCCTGCTGGTGTTCGGCAGGGCGATCCAGCAGCAGAACGTCATCCATGGGCACTATGTCGCTGCCGCCCTTACCCCGTATCTCATAGCTGCTGGCGAGATCGCCGTCATTGGCGCCATCGTTGTTGATGGTTGGTCATCCTGGGCGTGGATCGGGACTGGCGGCGGTATCGGTGCCGTGGCTGCGATGTGGATCCACCGAAGGATAAGGAGGCACCATTGATTACCCCAGACCTCGAACCCGCCCGTGATCTGGTTGCGGCGGGCTTTACACTGGTGGCGCTCAAGCGTCACAGCAAGGCGCCAGCAGGCTTGCGATGGAATGACCGAAAGGTTCAGCAAGTCATGGATGACGCGACCGGGTACGGCTTCCCGCTGGCGATCAACGGTCGCTGCTCCATCGACCCGGATAACGTGCAGCTTGCTCGCCGTGGGCTTGCGGCCTGCGGCTTTGATCTGGACGAGATCATGGCTGCAGGCGTCAGGACGGAAAGCACCCGAGAGGGTAGCGGCGGACGGTCGATGTTCCAAGTTGCAGACGGCTTGGAATGGATCAGATTTCGCACGAAAAACAACGGCTTAGTGCTGGAACTTCGAGCAAAGTCTGACAATTTGCAGGATGCTGTGCCGGGCGTGGTGTACAAGGATCGAGAAGGCACGCTTTGTACCCAACGATACGCCAATGGGCGGACGTATGAGGATGCACCGGAGCTGCCGCCGGCATTCGCGGCATGGTGGCTGCGGATGTCGCAGGACATCGACTTTCAGCACGACCAGATAAGGAAGTTCTGCGCAGGCATAGGGAGCGAGGTGCCGGTGCTATCGGCGTCAGTCGGCGAACACCTCGCATATGCGGCGCCGGGCATCCGGCAGGCGTTTAACGAGCGCCACGACCCGGAAGACTTTCTGATGTTCGCCGGTTATGACGCGCACAGCTCCGGGCGATGGTCACCGCCTGGAGCTACGGGTGAACCCGGCGTGAGACCGATACCGGGAAAGGATGGCTTGTGGCGATCTGACCACGGCTCAGACCCGCTCTGCGGCACCTTCGATGCGTGGTCGGCTTTTGTGGTGCTGGAACATGACGGCGATGTTCAAAAGGCCATAAACGCGTTTACAGCGGCGCATCCCGGCGTGGTGGTGCCGGACACGCAAGCCGACGTAAAGCAGTTCCCGAAGATGGACGGGTTCATTGCCGATTACAGCCGCGTCGATGGGCGCGGACGGCATGCGGGCAAGATCGAAAGCACCATTGACCAGCTCACTATATGCGTAGGCAAAGATCCTGAATTCCCGTTTTCTGTCGCCTTTGACGACTTCATGCAGGATGTTCTGATCTCCATCGACGGTGCGCCGCCAGTGCGCTATCAGGACGAACACATCACGCAGATGCGGGCATGGTTTGACCGGCGTGGATGGGAGCCGGTTAGTAAATCCGACATGCGCGACGTGATCCACGCTGTTGCCCGAGCGCGGCGCACAGACATCGCAATTGATTGGGGCAACTCATTGGTGTGGGATGATGTAGACCGATTCGGCGAGGCGTGTAAGCGCATGCACGTTGAAGACACGCCTCACTCCCGGGCTGTTGTCGATTATCAATGGACAGGACACGCGGGCCGCTTGATGCAGCCTGGGACGCAAGCCGACAGTATCTTTGTCCTCGCAGGTCCGCAAGGCTATTTGAAGACCAGTTATGTACATGCCATTGCACCTGACATTTGCGGATTTCCGACAGCCAACGACATCAACATTTCCGATCTGCTACAGGAAGATAAGTCGGCGCGGGCGTTGAGGCATTTGCTGGTTGGAAATCTTGATGAGATGCGCGGATTCGGTAAACGTGAGAGCGCGGAAGTGAAGACGGCACTCACTCGGCGGACAGAAAGCTATGTGCCAAAGTACATGGAAACGCGCATGTTCTACCCTCGGCGCTGTTTACTTTATGCCACCAACAATGAGCTGAGCTTTCTGGATGATCCGACCGGCAGCCGTCGCTATGCCGTCCTGACGCCGCAGGCGCCCATTGACGTGCAATGGTTCATGGACAACCGCGATCAGCTTTGGGCGCAGGGTATCGCCCAATGGCGAAAATCCGGCGTGGCGTGGCAGGCCCTGGCGGAACTGTCGCCAGAGGTCAACGAACAGTACGAGGTCGAAGACCCGATGCTGCCCATCGTCGCGAATTACGCGGAAAGCTGCGTGACGCACATCACCATCGGTGGACTGCTTGAGGCGTTGGAGATCGCACCGGAGCGTCAGACGGTCGCGCTGAGCCGGCGATTTGGAAGCATTTTGCGCCAGCTTGGTTATCAGCGCGTGCGCATCAGAGAGAACGGGCAGCAAGTCAAGGTCTGGGCGAAAGGCCCAGATTCCTAAACCCACACTGAAAACGGGTTAATCAGGTTTTGCCGTTTTGATGGGGCACATGGGGCACATGGGGCACAAAATCAGACCGTGTGCCCCTTTGTGCCCCATGTGCCCCATGAGACCCATAACTTCTCTACTGGTTAAATATGTGCATCCTACCTTTCACCATGCCATTACTCACTGACATAAACTTTTGTAAAAGTATGGGGCACATGGGGCACATGGGGACAAAGCATTGTTTTTTAACGATTTTTTTTGTGCCCCATACGTATAACCGATGGGGCACATGGGGCACACTTGAAAAAGAAAACGAAAACCCAACAAACAGAAAACGCGATTGAGTTGCGCCTAACACGCCGCATTGAAGCCGCCGGCGGCCTCGCGCTGAAATGGCCAGCGTCCGCCACAGCCGGTGTGCCTGATCGCATCGTGATCTTGGGCGGTCGTGTGGTGTTCGTGGAACTAAAACGTCCTGGCGGTAGAGTGCGGCCAATTCAGGCACACATGCACCGCCGCATCCGCGCAGCCGGCGGTGTCGTATCTGTGCTGGACAGTGCCGCCGCTGTGGATGCGTTTGTCGATGATCTTACACGGTGTATACTCAGCCCATGACCACGCTGCCGAAAATGCCCCAACCCGATTTTTTCAAAACACCCCCACCCCCTGTCGGTGACCAAGCGAGCGACGCGACACACAACACTCATGCTGGCGCAAAAAATCATCAAGCCGGGATTTTTATAAACACCCCCACCCCCTATGATTGATAGAGTAAAGACGCATGGCGCAAGTTGACTTTGACATCACTGGCGAAAACTCGGTCAAGGCCATGCTGGATGGTTTGCCGGTCGAGCTTAAAAAGGCGATTCGCAATTCTATGAACGACTCTGCTCGGCTGGTGATGGCGCGGCAGGAAAAAGAGATCAAGAAAGTTTTTCATAATCCTACAAGGCTTATCCAGAAGCCCTTTTTTGTCGAGCGTGCGGACATCAACAAAACTCCGATACAGGCCAAAGTAAGATTGAAAGACGTTTATGGAAGTACAAGCGTCAACGTGGTTTTTAATACATTGTCGCCGCACATTCCTGGTTATCCTGCAACACGCGATCCGGTCAAGGGCATGGAAAGCGCGTTGCGTCGCATGGGAAAGATCAGTGACAAGGAATTTTTAGTGCCGAGTCGAACGGCAAAACTTGATAAAAACGGCAACATTCCGGGAAGTCAAGCCAGCAAGATGCTAAACGATATTGGGGCATTCGCTGGCGTGGCGGGCTTTGACTCCACAACCAAAGCACCAAAGGTCAAGTACATGTGGGGCGAGGTCAAAGACGCGAGCGGCAAGGTCACACGCGGCATCTGGTTGGTGAATCGATTCGTGAGTCAGAAACCGGCTGCGCTGGTGATGGTGGTCGTCAAGACGCAACCGCGTTACGCCAAGCGTTTTCGCTTTCACGAACTTTCAGAAAAAACGTTTGACAAAGTGCTGCCGGGCGAGGTGGACAAGTCGCTGGACATCCTGGCTCGCAAGCTGAAAGCGAGCAAGGCGTGACCAACCGTCGCGGCGATGTGGGCGATGACAGCGAGTAAGGCGTGAGAGCCGCTGTAAGCGCCTGTGAGGCGATGCGCTTGCGGGCTGCACGATGGCACGGATTTTCCGAGATCGCGGCGCACGCGGACTGTCAGCGGGCGACAGGGGCGCGAAAGCGCACGCTGGTCGAGGCGATCCGCGAGCGCCACGCGGATGGCTGGCCGGCGCAAAACCGTTACCCCTTCGTTTGCGTTTTTTGGCTTGTCAAAAAAATCTTTTGCAATCAACAACTTGCGGGTCCTTTTGCGCCAAAACGCGGCGGGCAATTGGAAC